TTGCTTCGCCGTTGAACAGAGCCATCACTTTCGTGAAGCCTGCCGACTCGCGAACCTTGTCGCCGTTGCCGAACAGTGCAGCGGTGATGTCTGCTGCGTCTGTTTCGTGCAGGTCGATGTTGGCCAGATGGCTCATCGAGTGGCGGAAGGCATCCCACGCGGCGGTGTTCAAGCCCATGAATTGCTTCACCTGTTCCGGGTCGAACGTCGAGCGGTGCGAGACCTTGACTGACGCTTTGGCATCTGCAAACGCCATCTGCAGGGTGTTCTTGCAGACCGTGCGAACGGTAGTGCGGCGAACCTCAGTGGCCAAGCTGCCGTCAGCGCTGGTGCTGATCAGGATGTAGCCGCCGATCGTGTCGCGTACTGACACCGGGGAGGCTTCACCGATCTTGGCTGTTGCCCAGAACCGCTTGCCGCCGTAGATCGTGCCGGCTGCTGACAGTTCGAGACCGCCTGCTTTGGCAATATCGCGGAAAAACTCGATAACCTCGCCCGGCTGGACAATCTGGTATCGGCTGGATACGACGCCCAGCGCCTGCTTGTTGTCACTGCGGAAGAGAACATGCTGATCCGGCAGCTCGATCAGTTGTTCGGTTTCGCGAGATACGTTGTAACGAATCTTGCTGCGGTGAATAGTCCAGTCCATGCCAGCGGCTTCGCGCCAAGCATCGAGGCTGGTGCCATCGTCGAGTGCTTGACCCAAGCCATGCCATGGGGTGCCGTCCGAAGCCAGATAAGCAAATTCGACGCGGCCATCAGCGTGGGTGGTGAGTTCGTGTGACATGTTTATTTCCCTTCAAGATGTGCAGGCTGTTGTCGGCCGCCTGCTTCGCCGCCTAAGCATCCGGTGCTTAGGTTTACCGATTTGTCCTTGTTGGCGTCCGCCTCGGTTCCCGGCATTTAGTCAGCTCCGGTCAGCTCAGGACTCAATACTGATGACATTGACAGGCTATGTCAACTACTTTTTTCATTGTTGCATAAATACAACAACAAAAGGCCAAAAAATCCCCCAAAAAATTTCTGAAAATCACCGCTTGACATGCAAAACTGAAAAGTCTAGACTTTTCGCGGGACCTTGCGCCCAAAATTTCTTTGCAAAACCACCGAAAAGCCGCTCAGCTGAAGCGGCTTTTTGTTTTTGGGAGCCATGATGGAACGCATCACAATCGAAGTTGCTGACGATGGTCGCGTGACCGTCACGGCCGAGAGCGCCGGCGAAGCTGGCGATGAAATGGAAACGATGGACTTTGACTCGGTAGAGGAAGCCGCAGGAGCTGTGCGCGAGCTGATGCTTGACGCAGTCGAAGACACTGGCGAGATGGAAGGCGAGCAGCCCGACATGGAGTCCATGTGGAACGAAGAGGCATCGAAGCGGCCTCCGCAATCAAACCTTATGACCTAACGAAGGAGAACACCATGCAAGACTACGCAAACCCGAAAAGCCGTAACACCATGCGCGCAGTAGGCGAGAAGCTGAAATCCGGTGCTGCAATTGGCGGCGGCGGCAACCAGAACCAAGGCAAGGGCGAACTGCCTGCCAAAGTCTCTGTTCCCATGCCCGGCACGAACGAGACTCAGCCTGCGTACAAGGGCGGCATGAAGCAGAACGTGCCCGGCTTTGGCGGCGGTGTGATCGAAGGCAAGATCAAAGTCTGATGCCCAGCACATCTGCGAAGCAGGCCCGCACCATGGCCGCCGCTGCGCACAATCCTGAGTTCGCCAAAAAAGTGGGCATCCCACAGAAGGTGGCGCAGGATTTCAACGCGGCGGACAAGGGTGGCGGACTTCTACGAGGCGCGATGCAAGATGGCCAGAAAAAAAGACGCAGCAAGGCTTGATGAGCTCAACGGTGCGCCACCGAAGCTGGCATCGTCTGCAGACCTGCAGGCGGCCGGCCCAAAGGGCAACCGTCGTCATGCCATCGAGTCAAGCACTGGCAACAAGCATCCGCTGAAGATCAATCTCAAAGCAGTCTCCGAAGCTCTGGTAGAAGAGGGTCTCGATCCAGCGATCGAGTTCGCGCGGATTCTCAAAGGCCGCCCTCTCTTCGATGAGGACGGCAAACCAATAATTGACCCAGCCACAGGGCAGCCATTGCGCCGATACGCGATTGACGAAGACGTTCGTGCGCGCATGCTGTCGGAGATTCTGCAGTACACGCAGCCGAAGCTGAAGGCAGTCGAAGTCAAGCTGTCCGGCAGTCTGGAGCTGACCAGCGAACAGCTCGACCAGCGACTGGGCGCGCTGCTGCAAAAGGCGATGAAGTGAACCTGACAAACCTCGACCTTGCATTGCTGAACGAAGACGAGAAGCGGGAGCTGTACGACCTGCTGCGATTGAAGGACATCCGCGCCAAGCGCAACCGCTTGGCCAGCTACAAACCGTACGCGAAGCAGATGGACTTTCACGCTGCAGGCGTGGGTTTCCGAGAGCGTTTGTTTATGGCCGGCAACCAGCTGGGCAAGACATGGGCGGGTGCGTTCGAGGTCGCAATGCACGCGACCGGTCGTTACCCTGACTGGTGGCAAGGCCGTCGGTTCCCATATGCCACGCGCGGCATGGTCGGTTCTGAGTCTGGCGAACTGACTCGCAAAGGCGTGCAGCGCTTGTTGCTTGGACCGCCTGAGCTGCGGGAAGAGTGGGGCACTGGCGCGATCCCGTTTGACTGTGTTCGCGATACCAGCATGAAGGCCGGTGTGCCTGATGCCGTCTCCAGCGTTGTGGTGCGCCACGTCTGTGGCGAAGACAGCGTGATCCAGTTCAACAGCTACGATCAGGGCCGCACGAAGTGGCAGGCCGACACCGTCGACTATGTCTGGTTCGACGAAGAGCCGCCGCTGCCGATCTACTCGGAAGGCTTGACCCGTACGAACGCAACCGGCGGTCTGGTGTTCGTGACGTTCACGCCGCTGCTGGGTATGTCGGAGGTCGTCAAGAGGTTCCTGCTGGAGAAGCCCAGCAGCGCGACAACGATCACGATGACGATCGACGACGCGGAGCACTACACGCCAGAGCAGCGTGCCGCGATCATCGCGTCGTACCCTGAGCATGAACGTGAGGCACGGGCGAAGGGCATCCCGATTCTGGGCTCTGGCCGTGTCTTCCCGATCATCGAAGATGGCATCAAGGTGCAAGCGTTCCCGATCCCGTCGCACTGGCCGCGCATCGCCGGCATCGACTTCGGTATTGACCACCCCACTGCTGTGGTGTGGATGGCATGGGACCGCGACGCTGATGTGCTGTATGTGACGGACTGCTACCGCGTCAAGGATCAGTCGCCGATCATCCATGCTGCTTCAGTGCGTGCACGCGGCGAGTGGGTGCCAGTGGCTTGGCCACACGACGGTCTGCAGCGCGACAAGGGCAGCGGCGAGCAGCTGGCAAAGCAGTACCGCGACCATGGCCTGAACTTGACCAAGGACCGCGCGACATTCGAAGACGGCAGCAACGGCCTTGAAGCCGGTGTGGCTGAGATGCTGACGCGCATGCAGACCCAGCGCTTGAAGGTCTTCGCGCATCTGCAGGACTGGTTCGAAGAGTTCCGCCTGTACCACCGCAAGGATGGTTTGATTGTCCGCCTGACTGACGACTTGATGTCTGCCACGCGGTACGCGATGATGATGCGCCGGTTCGCTAAAACACAGGAAGAGGCCGAGACCCGGCTTCGCCGCAACACGATGCCAGCGCCTGACCTGTCATTCGGCGTGCTGGATCAGGACATGGGGTATTGACATGCCGAAGGACAAAACCACAGCGGTCGACCGGCAGGGATACCCGATCGACCTGAAGCGCCCAATCATCACTGACGAGGAAGGCGTTCACACCGAGTTGTCCATGACCGAGAAGGTCGGCGACAAGCATGTGAACTTCCCCACGGTGTGGGAGGGCAAGCGGTACGACCCGCGCAAAGATGAGGATTACGCCGAGATCACGCGCCGCGTGGACGAGGCAAAGGCCAAGGGCTGGCGCTTCCCTGAGTTCGACACGCTGGAAGAGGCCGAAGCTGCAGCGCAGGATCGCTCGAAGCTGATCGGCAAGCTGCGGTCAAAGGAAATCCGCGACGCCGAAAAGCGCATGTGGAACGAAGAGGCCGCCAAACGCAAGAAAGCAAAGGACTGACATGGCACAGAACCCATTTAACCCGGCGTCTAACACAGCGAACATCATCGCTTCAGCGACGCCGCAGACTGACCAGTTCGCCAATTTCAGCGGGCAGAACAACCCATTCAATCCGCAACCACCGAAGCCCACCAGCATTGCCAACGTCAGCGGCAACCAGTTCCGCTTGAACATGCCGGGCGTCTCTGAGCAGCCAGACATGTCGCGCGCGCCTACCGCCACGCCGACGGTCAAGCCGGTCTCGCTGGACGCTGGCGCCCCAAGCGGGATGGCCGCGCAGAATCCGACGGCGCCAGTCCCGGGCGTGGGCGCGCAAGCGTATTCAACCCAGTCCACTGCAGCGAATCAACAATCCGGCTTGATTCGCGGCGCTGTCAGGCCCGTATAACCGAGGAAGCACCCTATGCAAAACCAGATCGAAGAAGTCGACATCGAAGTCGAATACGAAGACCCAGAAGAGCAGCGCGCGAAGATCGAAGAGCGCCTGCAGACCTTCGGCCACAACATGGCCAAGCAGCGCGACGAGTGGGTTCGCAGCCGGTATTCGTATGGCGTCGACA